ACGGCACGCTGTCGCTGATCCCGTTCTCTGAGCGCGGCTCGGCTTACGAGAGCCAGATCCCCGAACGCCGCGAGATGCGCGCCTTCGTGTGCCGTCAGTTCAAGAAGCAGGACGTGCTCTGGGCCTCTGAAATCCAGGCGATCCGCGACTTCGGCTCGGAAACCGCCGTGCAGCAGGTGCAGGCGGAGGTCGCGCGCAAGCTGGGCCGGTTGCGCAATGACGCGGAGGCGACCTTCGAGTTTCACCTCTTCAACGGTATTCAGGGCGTGGTGAAGGACCCGAAAGACGGGGCCACGGTGATCGATTATCACGCCGAGTTCGGCATCACCCCGGCCGCAGAGGTCGACTTCGATCTCGACAACACCTCCCCGGCCTCGGGCGCGCTGCGCAAGCGCTGTCAGGCGATGATCGAGAGCGTCGAGGACACGCTCGGCGGACTGGCCGCGGGCCAGGTGCAGCTGCGTGCCGAATGCGGGTCGGCCTTCTTCGCCGATCTGGTCGCCCACAAGGAGGTGCGTGAGACATACCTGAACACCGCCGCGGCGGCAGATCTGCGCGGGCGCGTCGGCGAGGAGGTCAGCTTCGGCGGCATCACCTTCCGCCGCTACCGGGGCGGACTCGGCTTCGGCGTGCCGACCGACAAGGCCTACTTTTACCCCGAAGGCGTGGAGGGGCTGTTCGAGATCTACTACGCCCCGGCGGATACCTTCGAGACGGTCAACACCGTGGGCCTGCCGCTCTATGCGCGCATGATCCCCGATCGCGACCGCGACGAATGGGTGCGCCTCGAGATCGAGAGCAATCCGCTGCCGATCTGCACCCGCCCACAGGTGCTGCGCTCGGCGCGACGGACGTGATGGACGCGGTTGGCATGGCGCTGGATGCACTGTTCGCGGACAGCAACATCGCCAGCGAGGCGGTCTACACCCCCGAGGGCGGCATGCCCGTCCTCATCCGCGTGGTCACCCGCCGCGCGGATGACGTCTCAAGCTTCGGCGACGCGCGCATCTGGTCGGAGACCACGCGCATCGATCTCCGCGTGGCGGAAGTGCCCGCCCCGCGTCCGGGCGATCGGGTCGAGATCGACGGCGAGGCGTTTCTCATCCAGGGCGAGCCGGTCCGGGACCGTGAACGGCTCGTCTGGACCATTGACCTGCGGCCCGCATGATCCCCATGAAGCTCAAACTCGACATCACCCCTGACCTTGCCACTATGATGGCGGCAGAAATCAAGGCGGGCGAAAAGGCGGTCACGGTCGCCACGCGCGAGGCCGGGACCAGCCTCAAGACCGCCTGGCGCAGCCAGATCACCGGCGCGGGGCTGGGCACGCGGCTGGCGCGCACGATCCGGTCCGAGCAGTATCCGAAGGGCCAGCCCAGCCTGAACGCCGCGGCGCTGGTCTGGTCGAAGGCGCCCGACATTGTCAGCGCGCACGATACCGGCCCGCTGATCCGCTCGAAGAATGGCTTCTGGCTGACGATCCCGACGGCAGCCGCCGGCAAGTCACGCCGTGGCGGCGGGATCACCCCGGGCGAGTGGGAGAGCCGCACGGGTCTGCGCCTGCGCTTCATCTATCGCCGGTCCGGCCCGAGCCTGCTTGTCGCCGTGGGCCGGCTGAACAAGGGCGGTCGTGCGGTGGCGTCGCGCTCGAAGACCGGACGCGGAAAGGTCACTGCGCCGATCTTCCTGCTGGTGCCGCAGGTCAAGCTGCCGAAACGGTTGGACCTCGCGCGTGATGCTGACCGGGCGCTGGATGGTGTGCCGGGGCTGATCGTGGCGAACTGGTTGGAGAGGCTTTAACGCCTACGGCGATGTGCAGAACGCAGGGATTGAAGGACTCATTCGCTGCTGGCAAGCTCCCAGCATGTCGGTGCCTTATGAAACTATTTTCTGCGACACCTGTGGTTACGAGGCGATTTCCCTCGTTACTGCTGGAAAGTTCATCTGGAGTTCTGGTGCGGAGGAGTTCTGGTTCGACCGGGAGCTGGCGCTTTGCGAGGATTGCCAGGGAGTGGTCGCCATGGAGAAGTTCCCTGACCGAGCGGGGTTTGACGAGGCGCAGAAGAGACACTCGAGCCTCTGGCGCGGAGCTCTGCGCCGCTATGGCAAGGATGAGGCTGGACGACTTGCTGAAAAGGAAGGTTTCGGCGTTCTTGAACAAGTAATGAAGCTGCAAAGGCCACCCGTCTGTCTTGCGTGTGGTGGTTCGGGTGTTGAGCCGATCCGCCGGCCAAAAGGGGGAAGCAGCGATACGTCTATTCGCGCCCTCGGGATGTCACATCCCGGGTGTGGCGGTCAGCTTACCATTCAGGGATCCGGTGTAAACCGGATCGCCCCACGAGAATTCACCCGGATCTACGATACGCGAGGCCAGTTAGTAGGTGAGCGGCCAGGCTGGCGCTGATTGTCGTTTCGCTCGGCCAGGGTCAATTTGGTCGCAAGCCCCCAACTCCACTGCAGCCCGCCTCTACGGACCGCTGATACGCTGTGCGTCCATATTGCTCTGTCAGGCTGGGGTCGGCGCCAGCGTCGAGCAGCATTTCGACGGTACGTCGATCACAGAAGCCCGCCGCTCTATGCAGCGGCGTTACTTGAAGGCTGGTCCGAGCGTCTAGGTCGGAGCCAGCCTGTATAAATGCCTGCAATGCTTGATAGCGTGAGCCATCTGGCAATATCGCGTGGTGAAGCGGGCTCCACTCGAACATGGCACGACGATTTGGGTCAGCGCCGTTCCGAAGCAGCAACTCGAGCACGGCGACGCTGTTTTCTCGTGTTGCTGTTACGATAACGCTTGACCCCATGACCTCATGATTTGGGTCGGCGCCAGCCTCAAGCAGTAGCTGAGCTTCCGCTGGTCGGTTTAGCCCTGCTGCTGCCACCAGAGCTTTGGAGAGGTCTGCCTCAGACCAGGTTCCACGTTGCAACGCTTGACGCAGATCGGAAATGTGGCCGTCCCGTACAATTTCGAATAGCTCGAGATCACCGGTTTCCGTGTCTTGCCCAGCAATTTGGATGCTGCTCAAGAACCGCTCAACATCTGCTGTGTCGATGGTGTCCGAAGGCATGCCGACAGCAACGAGGGCAAAGCTGGATGGAAATCGGAAGAGCCGGTAGGAGTAAGTGACTTCTATGTATTGAATGGTCTTCGTTCCGGTCATCACGATGTGCGATACGGGAGACTGCCCTGAGCTTAATCCTTCGGTCGCGTCTGAAAGCGGCTCGATCGACCAGAAGCGTAAGTAGTTTCGCAGGATTTGCTCCTCGGAAGCTCCAGGGAATACAGAGTCAGGATCAATCTCGGTGCATTCAATGGAGACCATTGCGCCCCGCACGAACGAACGGTGCGTTGTGCTTAGGACTTCGACACCGGCTAGCGGCACCGACGTCTCGATGATTTCGGGGTCGGCAATGAAGTCCGCAGAGATCGGGCAGCGTCCGACGTCTCCCGCAGCAGGAGACGCAATGACTAAACTGAGTGCGACGGCCAGAATACGATGCATAGCCGCAACGTAGCGGCAGAACCCCTTAGACTCAAGTTTCAAATGCAACACCCCAGCCCAACGGGCATAGGATGTTGTTATGAACAGACAAAACAAGCACCTCAATAGTGAGGAACGTGGCGTGATATTCGCTGAACATCATCGGGGCAGCAGCCAACGTGCCATTGGGGTGCTTTTGTGCCGTCCGGCCTGCACGATCGGGCGTGAATTGGCGCGGGGACGGCAGGCGGATGGGCTCTATTGCCCGTCAGCCGCACGGCGCGTTTATGGTGAGCGTCGCTTGCGTTGTCGGCGCTGCCCGCCACCGACCTGCGCGGCGAGGTGCTGCCCGAGCGCGTGCCGGCCGATGGCCTGCTGATCCTGCGGGATGGCGAGCCGGGTGAGCCGGAGGTGACGCTGTCGCCCCTGCGCTATCACTACCAGCACCGCGCCGAGATCGAGGCGGTGGTTCAGGGCGCCGACCGTGATGCCGCCTTCGACACGCTGACCGCCAGCATTGGCACGGCGCTCGCCGCCGACCGCACGCTGAGCGGGCTCT